GAGATTCGGACCGGACGAAGTTTTCTTCCGCGTAACAGGCAATGCTGATCCAATGACGTTTACGAAGGGTGACCCCAACGAGAACTACGACATTATGATTAGCTACGATGTTCTCAATGCGGATCCGAACGCGCAGGAAAACAAACTAAACCAAATTGTTTCCTTGATGCAGATGGATCGCAATGGTCGTATCAATGTGGACTCGCTGTTGGACGTTGCTGCTTCATCCATTGATCCAGTTCTCGCCGACAAGATTTTGCAACCCGCTCAAGTCGCATCAGAACAAGTAACTAAATTTGTTACCGATGATCTGTCCAAGATATATTCTGGTATGGAAATGCCTGCTCGACCCAATGGTGGTCAACTTGCGCTACAGATCATTGAACAATATGCAAGGCAACCCGACATTGCACAACGACTGGCGCAGGACGAAGCGTTCGCTGCTCGTCTTCAAAAGTATGCTGGTCAGTATCAGTTTGCTCAACAGCAGCAAATTAATGCTACACAGTATGGACAGTACGGAACATCTGCCGCATCAGTCGGCAACGTACAAACCCAAGAACTGTCGGGATCTTCATATGGCGGATAAAGAAAAATACGTTCCAATAGTTCGCGTCAAACCACAACGGGTTAAGGCTGAACCAAAACCATCCGCTAATAAAAGCGCACAGGAGTACGCTTCTCTACGCGCCAAAAAAGCAGAGGCGGACAATGAGATGCAAATCCTTCTGGATTCCATCGCACTTGAAGCCCGAGGAGAAGGTATCGAGGGGATGGCGTTGGTTGCTCGTAGTATTCTGAACCGCAAGAAGTACTTGGATGAAAAGAAAGATTGGGAAGGTGTCCCGGTTTACAAGAACGCATATCTTACCAAGGGTAAGACGGACTTGCTTTCGATCCTTCGCGCACCTGGACAATACGCGGTTATTGATCCCAAGACAAAAATGCCGGACTACGAGGGACAGAAAAAGAACCCGCTTCTTGATCGTGATCGAATGTCCGCCGCTGTAGCTCTTGGCATTGCTAGGGACGATGAAGTTTTTGGAAAGTTCATTGCAGAAAGAGGGATTCCCGAGTTGGCGAAGTATGCCACCGGATTCAGAACCAGGACAGCAAAGGATGATCCTTCCCAAAATGTAGGAAACTTTACCTACAAGAACCACGTTTTCAATACCGCAACTGGAACAGCTAAACCAAAAAAGAAGTAATATGACACTAGAGACGGACTTAAAAGCACTAGCACATCACGAATCATTTGCAAGATTCCTTCAAGTAGTTGAGCAGTTGCGTGAGGAAGCCATTGAAGAGTTGCACCAAGCAACATCAGAAACGTGTCAACAAGTATCGGGTCGGATTCTGACATATGACCAGATACTTCAGATGTGTGACTGGAAGCGGATTCGTCATACTCACAGCGAATCCCTGCATTAGGGTTGCCTAATGTGTTAAGATATTTTCATCGCCATCGCTCGGCGTAAAGGAGTGGAAACAAAACAATTATGTCAGATGAAACAGAAACGGAAATCGCAGGATCCGTAACAGAAACACCAGCGGAACAGACTAATATGACAGCGGCTGACTTTATAGCCAGACGCTTGGGACAAGCCCCGGAGCCAACGGAACCCGAACCAGAACAGCAAGAAGTTGCTGAAACGGTAGAGGAAGAAGTTAGCGAAGAGATTGCCCCCACGGCAGAAGCAACCGAAGAGGTAGCGGAAGAGGAAGCAACCGAGGCAGTCGCCGAAGAAGCAGAACCCGAAGCACCCTCAGAAGATGTTCTTTCACAGTTTGATCTTGATGATATGTCCGAAGAGAACCTTCGTGAGCTATCTGAAAAACTTGGCAGTCGAGCAGTAGCGCGATTTGGCGAGCTTACCGCAAAGCGGAAAGCCGCAGAAGAGCGTCTTGCTTTACTAGAGGCTAAGTTGCAACAAACACCAGACACTCTCAAAGCACCCGAAAAAGTAGCAAATAACCCCTTCGCTTCTCTGGATTCAGTAGAAGCCCTACAGGAAAAAGCCGAGGAAATAAATTCCGTAATCGAGTGGGCAGAGGATACCTTGTTTAATGCAGATGGATACGCTCCCGATGATGTAGTTACGACTGTCGATGGAAGAGAAATGACTAAGGCTGATGTGCGGAAGACTTTATTGAACTCCCGCAAATCACGAGACAAGTTTCTTCCCGCACAGCTACAGACTCTTCAGTCGCAAGAACAAGGAACCAGATTACAAGAAACCTTCGCAGCAAAAGCTGTTGAAGAACTTGAATGGTTATCCGGCGAGGACAATGACACAAGACAACAGTATAATGCAATTATGCGAGATAAACGAGTGGAGACTATGTTAAAGGATCTTCCACCCGATGTATCAGCACAAATGCCTTATTTGATGGCTCACGCAGCCAACAGTCTCTATGGACGCAAGCTAGTTCCAACTACGGAAAAAGCTAAAGTTTCTCCGAAACTTAATCCACCAAAGTCTGTTGATTCAACTGCCGCACAGCCAGAAAAGAAACCTTCACGGGACCAGAAAGCCATCCGCGAACTTGCAAATCAATGGAAGGACAGCGGAAACAAATCTGATTTCATCAAACTTCGTACAAAACAACTATCAAACCGATAACCCCCTATAAAATATTATGGCATTTTCAAATACCTATGATGTAAACAACCCGGGATCGGCTGTTTCCAATCGCGAGGACCTTACAGATGTATTGACCATCTTGGCTCCCGAAGAAACTCCGGTTCTTTCCTCTGCACAAAAACAACGTGCAGTCGCTACCAACACCGAATGGACTGTTGACACCCTCTCGAATCCCAGCACCGCTGGTATCGTTGAAGGTGATGACGTTCTCGTACACACCGACCAGTTCGCTGGACGCGCTCGTATGGGCAACTTCACTCAGAAGTTCCGCCGGAACTACAAGGTCTCCGACCTTCAAGAAGCTGTTGACTCTGTTGGTCCCGCCAAGATTGCTCAAGCAGAAGCTAAAGCCATCCGTGAATTGAAGCGCGACATTGAAGCAACTCTTTGCTCCACCAATGTTAAGCAACAAGCTACTGATGTTCTTCCCTACAAGATGACCGGTCTTGGTGGTTTCATCGACAGCGCGGCTGCTGATAGCACCGTTCCTGCCGGATTCAAAACCCCTGCTTCCAGCATCTACACCACTACTGAGTCCGCCGCTAATGCATTTAGCGAGACTGCTCTCAATGACATCATTTCAAGCATCTTTGAAGTGAATGGTGTATCCAACGGTCTTGTTCTCGTAGCAGACGTAGGTCTTCGCCGTGTAGTTAGCGACTTCGCTCGCCTCTCTACGGTTACAACCGAAACCAGCATCCGTAACGTCAACTATGACGGCAACGTTGCTGCTATCAAACTCTCCGTTGAGCTTTATCAAAGCGACCACGGTGTTGTCTCGATCGTCAATGCTAACCCCGACTGTATGCCCGACTTCGGTGGCACAACCAGCAACTCTAGCGGTTACCTGGTTAACCCCGAATACTACGGTGTTCACGAACTCATTCCTATGGGTTCCACTCGTCAGCCTAACAACGGTGGCGGTGAGCGTGGTTTCGTTGATTGTGCTTTGACCCTCGGTGTTTACCACCCACAGGCTCACGGCTTGATCCAAGACGTTCAGTAATTATTCTGGTGCGGGGGGCAAATGCCCCCCCACCTTTTACTATGAGAATTGTAAATCAAAGCCCAACGATTTCTGACGAAGAAATTGATGACGCCCTCATCAGAGAAATTCAAGCGAGTTTTACTGAGGAGAGAGCAACAGAAAAAGACCGCTACGATATAGCGCGTAAAGACGCTCGTAGCAATGTCGGTAAGACTCACCCATTGCTGGGTAAGTGCGTGGCATCAATGCCTCCAAGAGAATACTTCCGCTTGATCAAAAAGTACGGACACGCAGAAGTTCATTCTAAAGAATTTTTAAAATATTTCCAAAAGAAATTTAGCGATCTCAGCCCGAACAAAATTTAATGCAAACTAGGACATACGGCGAACTCTTCAAATTGATTCAATCCCTTTCTGGGGTTCGTGCGTTCGCGCCTTCTGAGCAGGACGACATCGCTAATTTAATTAATCGCCGATTCTCGGAGATCTATAACGAGAGTCCTATATGGCCCCGATACGTTGTTCCCAATGAACCGCGTAGCGGAACTATCAATCAAGTTGTTCCATACACCCAGGATGCCGTCATCGTGGAGGGAGCCGGAACCGAAAAAGCCAACGGATTCTACACGAGGGGGATGACCCGAGATTCGGGATCAACCTACACGAAGGATCTTTCTTCCATTCGTTTTACCATTAGCGGTGTAACTTCGGATACGAACATCAACGGCGAGTATCAGTTCTATGCTTCGACCGATAACGCTGGTCCAAATGGAACAGAAGAAGATGGTAGCTGGGTAAAGGTTGACGATCCCCGATACGAAATCACACGATTGCTATATAGTAATTGGGCTGGTCCAAGTGGACAGTTCTGGAGATTAAGCGTTCCGGGCGGATCTCCCTCGGCAATAGAAGCTCCCAACAAAACAAACTATCCTTGGCTTGCTACTTGGAGCGAAGGAACTTTTTCTGGTCCAGATGAGACTTATCATTTCTCAAACAATGTCACGGAGAACAAACTGGACTTGCCCGATGTATCACCGGGCGCAGAAGAAAAAAGCTTCCTTTTGTATTCGGGAACCCCAAGCGGATCTGGAACGCAGTTAGTCGTGCAGGGCGGAAAGCTACCAGCACCTTTCGCAAATACAACACAAGAGATTGGGGACTTCATTCGTATTCACAGAACCCAACCGTTCCTAAATAACTCCGCGTTGGAATACGACTTCTATGTAGCCGCTGATGGGGCGCACGTAATGAATGTAGTTTCCTCAACAGAAGGTGCATACTACGTAACGTACAAGACTCCCTTTGTTCCGTTCAACGTAACAGGTGACTACGTAAATAGCACGGTTGAGGTTCCTCTGGAATTTTTCCATTATTTGGCACACGGCACATACGCTGACTTCCTGCGTATGGATGGACAAACCGACAAGGCTTTTGCCGAAGAGCAAAAAGCCGGAACATATATGGCTCTTGAGTTAGAAAGGATCGACACACGATCCAACAATAATTCATTGAACCAAAGATTTTCAACCTACGTAAACAAGCAAGCTCGATAATTTAACTCACACTATGAACTCATACATATCCAACCTATACTTAAAGCCTACCGATGGTGCTACATCCCAACGCTTAACCCCGGACACAACTACCGAGGCTACGTTTGGTCCAATACTCAATCGCACAAAAGCGATTTCTTTTGATGTACAAACCAACGATGCCTTTATGACTATTGACGGAAGCGTACCTAGCTCCACCAACGGTCACAAGCTATATGCTGGTCGTGCTTACACATTGAGCAGAGAAGCTGCTCTTTCCGCACGATTCATTGCTGATGCTGGTACTTCGGTGATCTTTGCATCCGAACTGACTAACTAAATGGTAACGGAACAGCTAACAGTCGTTGGCGGTTTACTCCAGGAGTCACTCGCCTCCCCAATGCACGGATTCGATGCGCTGGGTTCGGACAGTATTGACTCGTTGCCTACGCCGGACGCATTGCGTTACGGTTTGTTTTCGTTCGTAGCGCAGGAGGACAATCCTACTGTATCGTTTGGAACAGGTACACAAAGCAATTTAATTTACTGGCCCGATGGTGTTACCGCTGGAGTAGGTGCACTTAACTCACGTGTATTGACTGGTATTACAGCTGGTGATGCCTTGACTGTTCAGATTCAAGAACCATTAAAGTTTGGGTTCTCTAATATTTCAGCAACTGGTGGCTTGGGTGACTTTGAGGTTTTTTGGGATGGGTTGACCGATACAACAAATTTGGAGTTAAGGGATTACGGAATCACTAGACCGATGGTTGCCTCAATGACGAACTCCTTAATTAATTTGGATTTGCGGGGCAATAATGTTTCTGGAGATTTTCCTAATGGCATTAATGTTGTGAGGAATTTATACCTTAACGATAATAGCTTTACAGGTCAACTACCTGCCTTTGATGACCAGATGGTTCGTTACCAAGTAAACGGAAATGGTTTCCGTGGCGACATCCCCGACATTAGTAACTCGACTACCATTACATCGTTCTTGTGTTACAACCAAGATGATGGGGTTGCCGAGACTAGACCTAGCGTTCGTGTAATGCTTACAGGCACTATCCCCGATTTGTCTGGATGCACCAACCTTAACTTCTATCACGTTGGGGCTGGTCCAGCATTCAAGACTGGTAAGAAGAATTCTTTCGAGGTTGCTCCCGACTTTGATGTTGCCGTGAAGATGTCAAAGTTCTTTGCAAGTAACTGTCAGATTTCTACCGAAGGTATAGACAGAATTTTAAACAAGTTCGCCGCTAAAGCGGGAACTTTCACTAACCCGCAAACCATCGATTTAAGTGGAACGAATGGTTATCCTACATTAACCGGGCTTGCCGATCGCGACACGCTCATAGCCAACGGCTGGTCTGTCAAGTTACCAGCCTTACCATAATGGAAAACCACATAATGGGTCATTTTAAAGTATGGGGAACTGTATTCTTGGCAGAACTAACAGCTTGGAATCTTGAGGATTTTAGCATATTAGCCAGCATCATAGCTTATCTGTGCGGTGCTTTAGGCTCTCTTGCACTTGCGTATCATCACATCATCAAGAAGAAATGACCCTTAAAACCTTAAACCGTAACGTATTAGAAAGGTTCCCGAATTTCATTTCGGTAACATAATGACACCCGAACTATTAGCAATGCTTGGAGGAGGAGTATCAGGATTCGTAATGAAACTGATAGCTTCACAGGCACAAAGCCAGACCCGTCTCTTCGAGCAAATGCTCAAGAAACAGGAGGTTGCGGATGCGTCTGCAGACAAAGCGGCGGCTCGTGGTGGGGTGTGGATGCGTAGGATTATTACAGTAAGCGTCTTATTTGCGATTATAGCCCTCCCTGCGGTCTTTGCGTTCACCGACATAGCAGTTACCCTTCAGGAACAATCAAACGGCTTTCTAGGGCTATTCAAAGGCTCTAAACTGGTGCATACGCAGGGTTATTTAATCCTGCCCGAAGTGCGCCAAACAGCACTCGCCATCGTAGGCTTCTACTTTGGCTCATCCCAAGTTAAATAATGCACACGAGAAAACTCATCAATATGGACGATCTTTGTACCTGCGGTAAATCCAAAACAATGCCCAAGTGCGATGGCACTTGTGCCAAAACCAAAAAGAAGTAATGCCCAAAGACGCTTGTTATAAAAAGGTTAAAGCCCGATACAAAGTATTCCCATCCGCTTATGCAAGCGGGGCAATCGCTAAGTGCCGTAAGGTAGGAGCCGCGAACTGGGGCAAACGAAAGAATGCAAAGTAATGGCTGTACGGAAAACAAAAGAAGGAGCAGCCCTCAAGCGGTGGTTCAAGGAGAAATGGGTGGATGTCCGATCGGGAAAGCCCTGCGGAAGACAAGAGGGAGAAAAGCGCGGTACGCCCTATTGCAGACCATCGAAGCGTGTAAGCTCAAGAACCCCTGTGACTGCTGGCGAAATGACACGTACGGAAAAGCGTACGCGAATCGCAGAGAAAAAGAAACTAGGTCAGCCAGCCGGAAAACCCCGAAGGGTTAAGGCAGTAAAGAAGAAATAGACTTTCGTGGTATAATGACCACACAACCAACCATACTTTAACTCAATCAATTATGTCTAAAGCATCTCAAGAAGGAACACGGCGCATCGTACTCGGTGTATTCGATAAGGTGAAGGATGTTGCATCCGCAACCAAGAAGGCTTTCACTACCACGAAGCCCAAGCAAAAGCCGTATATGGAAAACAAGCGTCAGCAGCAGTCACGTGAGGAATACAATAAGTCCATTGCTGGTCGCAACAAAGAGATCCGCGCACGGCAAGCAGTTGCAGCTGGAGCGATCGGTGCGGGAACGGTTATGAGGTTGACCCGCGACAAGCCAGAATTATCTACAGCAGCACCCGCACCCGCAGCATCCGAACGCACAAGCGTTCCAGTTGCTGAAGCACCAAAGCGGAGTGCGCTTGATTGGCGTTCCAGAACACCGTCAACAGCCTCGGGCAAAGCATACGCGTCAGAGAGCAAATCAAAGCTCAAGGGTCTGTTCTCAAAAGGAACCTCCTCGAAGGAGGTTTCCTATTCGGACGTTCGCCGGGGTCGCGCTACTGCGATGCAGGAAATGAAGGCTCGCCGTAAAGAAATGCGGATGGACAAACAGGCTAAACGGATTGAGTCCGAAATGAGTAAAGCACCATCGCGCAAACCCGCCAAATCTGTAATGGATTTCAAGCCGAACCTTGCTGAGACTTCAAACTACTTTGAGTCCTTCGCCAAAGCACCTACGGAGCGAGCAGAAATTGAGACTAGCTCATACCAGCCTCGCCCTGGAACACGTATGGGTATCGGCAAGTATGAATCCAAATCGAAAGCAATGGAGCCAGCCAAAGCCCCTACCGCTGTCCCAAGCAGTAAGCCAGTTCGTTCGGACTATCCAAGCACAACTGCGTATATGGCTGCTTATCGAGCCTACGAACAGTCACGCCGCGGAAAGCGAAACTAAATTCTTAATGGCAAAAAAAAGCGCAAAGGCATCTATGCGATGTGGCGAAGTTCGCCCATCTACTCGATCCGGCAAGAAAGTTATGAAGCTCTACTGCGAAGGCGGTAAGAGAAAGCTCGTTCACGCTGGCGCAAAAGGATACGGACACAACTACTCGGATGCCGCTCGGAAGTCATTCCGAGCTAGGCATAAGTGCGATACCGCAAAACCAGGAACAGCAAAACATTTGGCTTGCACAGAACTTTGGGCAGGAAAAGGAGGAAGCAAGAAGAGTTCTCCGAAATCCCGCAGAGGTAAATATTAATGGAGTACAGAGCATACGGAGCATTAGACGACCGCATCAACCAAGATGGTGATGTCGGTTTTGTTGGTTTTAATAACCGACTACGACCCGATCAGTTACAGCCCGGACTACTGTCGGACTCCCAGAATATGCGACTTGGCAGAAACGGAGAAGCCCAAGTGCGTAAAGGCATTCGGGTAATTGAAGCTCCATTTGCTGTCGATACGGACGGAGTACTAGTCCTCCCTACCGAGGACGAAATCGGTGACGGAGTAACCGCATTACTGCCGACAATCATTACTGCCGCATCCTTGGATGCAGGTACAAACACCGTTACCTTAACACTAGGAACCCCCGCAGGGCATTCGTTTGCCGAAGGCGATGAAGTGTTCGTGGAAGGCATTGGGTTCGACAATACGGATCCCAACGGAACTCATACCCTAGCTGCTGGAACTACTTCAACCAGTTTAGTATATGTTCTCGGAGCGAGCGTAGCGTCAACATACACAACTGATGCAACATCATTAGTTGGATTCGAGATGATACTGGACGAGGCGTTGGTTACAGAGGTTTACGCAAGTTGCGCGTATAGTGATCCGTCTGCAAATGCTAGTCAGTATATATTGATTGCATCAAACGCAAAGGTAGTTGCAAAGAACTTGGCTACCGGGGACACAACGGATCTCACATACCCATCGGGGGCTTCGGTTGGATCGGAATCATCAATGCTCCAAGCGTTCAATAAGGTGTTTATTTTTCGCAAGGGGCAAACTGCGCTTGAGTGGGATGGCGACTTCGGTAACAATTTTGAATACGTTGAGAGCGGAGAAAAGACCCAACCGAAAAGACTTACGCCGACCCGTGTTGACATCGTGGACGGAAAGGCTACGGCTACATTTGCCAGCCTTGCTGCTATGAACGGTCTAGATGTTGGTCAGGTATTTGTTGTAGAAACGGAAGGAAACCCTTCCGCGTTTACGGTTGGTGATGAGTTCAGGGTCGCTGCCAGGGATGATACGGCTTTTACCGTTGATTTCTTTGTTCAACTGGATGACGCATCCAATGTATCGGGAGTTATCATTCAACAGCACGTATCGCAGGGTCTTGGCTTTATTCATATGCCAGCACCGGAGTTTGCGGTATACCACCAGCGCAGACTGGTAATGCCATTTCGTTTTCAGCCAGCTATCGCTCCACTTACGTATACCGAACGAAACACTTTAGATGAGATCATTGCATCCGACATACTTGATTCGGACACCTACGATCAGATATATGCGAAGTATAGATTCAATGCAGGACTAGCCGACTTTACGGTCGGCTTGCACTCCTTCGCCGAGGACAATCTTCTGGTCTTTAACCGAAACAGTATACACCTAGTACAGAACACAAATAACCTAGCGGCAGCATCCACCAAGCTCTTAACTGATGAGGTGGGTTGCGTAGCCAGAGACAGTATCGTGCAGGTTGGAAATCGCATTATATTCCTTTCCGACAATGGTATATACGGAACAGATTTCCTGGATGAGTACAACCTTCGCGGAACTGAAACACCACTTAGTGAACCGATCAATCCAGTAATTGATCGTATCAATCGTTCAGCCTGGGATAAGTCGGTAGCTGTATACTTTGATAATAGATACTACATTGCGGTTCCTCTTGATGGATCACAGCGTAACAACGCCCTACTAGTTTATAACTTTCTAAATCAGCAATGGGAAAGCGTTGATACTGTCGGTAGCGACAACTGGGATATTGAGGCACTTATTGTTTCTGGTGACAGAGAAGAGCGAGGGCTATATGCCATTAACAGTCTCGGGGGAATCCATAGACTAGATGCGCGTCTAGAGGGAACAGACTTAGTGAACGTAGAGATAGGCGGATCAAACGAGGTGATTGATATTCCCGCTGCACTAACAAGCCGTCAGTATACACTAGGAACACTTGAACGCAAAAAGTGGAACCAGCTGGAGCTACACACGGAGAGCAGCGAGGAAAATAATAGTGACTTTACTGTTTCTGCGGAAACAGAAAATCCGGACGCAACTATTCCCCTAGAGAATCTCTCGGACTACAATATCGTAAACACCCCCGCAGTTACGCTTTCTGGATTTCCAGACGAAGAGCTTAACGGTACATATATATATGATTCGGTCGTTAATGGTTTTGATGTCTACAGACTTAATGGTCCTGGTGCTGGAAGTTTACCAGCGGTTTCATTTAACGGATCAATTATCTACGTGTTTTTGAACTCCGCGTTTCTTCCGAAATATCAATCGATCTCTACAGTACTGGAGTCCAGTTCTTTTCGAAATGTGCTTTTCCTTACCCCGGTTGCTGGATCAACGAGTCCCACAACATCCGATGTGCCAACCGCGCTTCCGATGGGCGAAGATGTTTCCATCCGTGCTAGAATAGGTAATGCGCGTGGACACGGCATTCAATTTACAATTAACAATACAAGTGGAAGACCTCGTATCCGAGCACTAAGAACACAGGGTTCGGTTTCTTTCCGATCATCCCAAAAGGCAATTTAATATGGCAGTAATAGTAGCAGGAAAAACATTCGCCAACGGCGAACAGTTAACAGCGGAGAAGATTAATAACATCACCGCGTTATCTACATTTGATCCAACCAACTCGGTTGACAACGCTTCAACTGATGTTGTTGGCGGGGCAATCGTTGTTCGCGATTTAGGTATTACTGTTAGCAAGATCGCTGATCTTGCAGTAAGCACGGCGAAGATAGCGAGCAATGCAGTTACTACTGCAAAGATCCTGGATGCGAACGTAACCTTTGCGAAACTCACAGACGTTATTGATGACGATACGATGGCGACCGCTAGTGATACCAAGCTGGCTACATCTGAAAGCATCAAGGCTTATGTAGATAATCTTATTGATTCTAGTGCGCTACCAAGCCAAAGTGGTGGGGTCGCAACAGAAGGTGAGCAGGGGTCATACACGTTGCCCAGCGGATTGATAATTAAATACGGAACCCTTGATTCAAACGCGTCAATTACCTCATATTCGTTTACGACTGCATTCCCGACAGCTATTATTGGTGTCAACGCAACCGTAAATGAAAGCGTTAGTTCCGCCGCCGAGACTTGCGGCGTTTCTAGCCCCACAACTAGCGGATTTGATTTACTTGGGTATCAAAACAATAGTGGCGCACTTGTGGGTCGAGTATTCTGGATAGCATATGGATTCTAATGGTACTTAACCCGCTACTTCAATCAGTTCAGATTGCGTTGCAGAATGGAACGCAAAGAGATGCTATATCTATGATGGATGAAGTGCTTGAGTTTTGTAAGGAACACGAAAACGGAAAAGTATTCGATGGATGGAGTGAAGAACTCATCCGACTTATGATTGCTTACCATTGGGCAAAGCAGACACTAATCGTCCACCAAGACGAACTTGGTCACGTCAAGGGTGTATTTATGTGGTATAATTGTAACGAGGACGATGGTTGGCAATTCATTAACAAATGGGAACCAGACCGGGAAGACGGCGATAGCATCTTCTTGGCTTTCGTGTTTGCCAAGGATACACCTGCGTTCAAGGATCTTACTCTTGATTTCATTAACCGATGCCCCGAAGCATTGGAAAAGAAAAAGCTGGGACTCCGCTATCGTAACGGATTCCCAAAGCGCGTAACTTACGACAATCGACTTTTTAAAAAAATACTTAACAACTAGATAGGACAAAACTATGGGAGGCAAAGGCAGTACTACTATTACAGCACCAGAAGCTGTTGATCCTGGCAAGGCAATGGGTGAATACCTATTCGGGCGGAACTTTACTTCATTCGAAGGAATCACCGATCCGATACTGCAGGAACGCATTATGGCGGCGGAGAGAGCATATCGCCCCGAATACACAGCGTTGGAGCTTGCTGACATCGGAACGATGGCACAAGGTCTTGAAGAGCGAGCCAATCCAGAGCGTCAGCGGCTGGAAGCAGAACTGGCAGCTGTTCGCGCTGGTAATGAAATTGCCGCATCTGGAATAACAACGAAAGAGATGCGAAAAACCCTGGAAGAAAAGGCAAATCGGCTGTTTCCCCCGACACCACGCCCGAGTAGAACTATGCGGGGTTATGTATACAAAGATAACAACAAAGGACTCAGAGAGGCTTTTGTTCAGCAAGGTATGACCGTTAGTACAATCGGGGATAGGGAAGAAAGGGCAGCTAAAATCGCAGAACTCGAAACCAGAATCGAGCAAATGCCTGAAACTCTTAAGGCGCAACCAGGATTGTTTGATCTCCTAGAGGATCAGTCCCGCCGGGCAGGTGCGCTCCAGCGCGAACAGCTTGGTCTGCAACGTGCGGATGATGTCGCTGCACTCCAAGAGTTTGCTCCCCAAGTAGTAGAGGCTTATCGGGTTGCTGACCCCTACAGCACACGCCTTGCTGAATTGTCCCAGGCTCAAGCGGAGCGAGCCTTTGCTCGCGCAGAAGCACCAATGACGGAAGAAGAACGCCGCGCCGTTGAGCAATCCGTGTTGGCACGATCCGGGATCGATCCCATCGCGCAAGCCGACAGGTCGGCAGTTGAGATGGCATTGGGTCGCCGAGGAGCGCGTCAGCAACAAGAACAATACGCAGCTGGGCTTGGTCAACAATCCTTCGCACAACAACGCGCACTCGCTGGTGATCTTGGTGCTACGATTCTAGGTCGCCCCTCCTCCGCCATCAACCTTGGTCAAAGCCAGCTTGGTATGGCTCAAGCTGGCGCAGCTGGTCAAATGGGTCCACAACTGTTTGATCCAAATGCGGGTGTGAACCTTGCGATGGCTCAACGCTCCGATGACATTAGCTTGCTCGGCGCACAGGCACAGGCTGATGCCGCACGTAGTGCAGGCAGTTCCTCAATGTTTGGATCCATTGCTGGTGGTATCATAGGAGCTATTCCATTTTGCTGGGTGGCTCGCGAAGTATACGGTGAGGAAAATCCCAAGTGGCAGTTGTTCCGTGACTGGATGCTCAATGAAGCACCCTGCTGGTTCCGTAACCTTTATATTCAGCACGGTGAACGCTTTGCTAAATTCATTTCAAATAAACCCAAATTCAAAAACATCATCCGCAAGTGGATGGACAACCGGATAAAGTAATATGGCATTTCAAACAGGAACACAAATAGATCCTCGCCTCGCTATTGCCGACTATAGTGGTTTTGCCCGTGCGGGTGAAATCGCAGGTGCAGGTATGGCGCAAGCCGGGCAAGCTATCGAGAGCGGTCTTAACAAGTACAAGGAAAATAAAAAGGCTCGCAAGAAGGAGGAGGCTAAAATTAATTCAGCCGTAGCTACCGGAGAATCCCTAATCAAACTCTTCGGTGAGGAAAGCGAATTTGCGGATGTTATTGCGGATACGCTCAACATCAACTTTGGTTCACAGACTACGCACGACCAAAGAGCCGCTGCTGCCGATGGGTTCGAGAAGAGCATTACAAATATGTTCCTTCTGCAACAAAAGGCTCAAGCACCAACATTGACTCCGCACCCATCGGGTGGAGCGTTTTACTCACAGGGTGGCGATACTAAATTCATCTCCCCATATGCTATGTCTGCGGGAAGTGGTGGAACCGATGCTAATGCATTGATTAAGGCTCTTAGCGATACTAACGCAGAAATCGCAGCACTAGAAGCAAACAAGTAAAACCGAATGGCCCTCACCCTAGAACAAGAAGCTCGGCTCGAACAACTTAGATCGCGGAGGGATGAACTCCAGTCCCAAATCCAGGGAGAGAAAGATAAATACGTTGGCGAGGTAGGCGAGGCGTTTGTTGAATCAAACGCTGGCGATCCCGATCTAAAGGACATCAGTAATGCTGACCTAGCTACCGCGATGGCTGCGGATATAGCCATATCAGAGGGTGGAAGATTAGCGGCAACAGCCGCTGGATCAGCCATTCCAGTTCTAGGAACCGCGGCAGGATGGGTTGCTGGTGGTTTAGCTGCTGGTGCAGCTGGATCAATCACTCGGCAAAAGATGCTAGGGCAGGATATTGATTACGGCGCGGTGGTTGCTGATTCCTTGCTGAATATTATACCAGTTGCAAAGGGCTTTAAACTTTTCAAAAACAAAACTCTCAACACCGCAGCCTTCCAAGGCGTGGCAGGTGCTGGTTTATCTTCCGGCGCAGAAACAATTCAAAAGGTTGTCTCCGAGGATCGACTTCCAACGATCGGGGAGATTGAGAGCGCAGGTATTCGCGGTGGAGTTCTCGGTGCTGGTCTTGGTATTGCTGGATCCAAACTGGAAAACGCATACAAGAAATACTCTGGAGTAAGTCGCGATGATTTCAACCGCGCCCTAGAGATGGGAGATCCCGATGCAAAAATCCTAGTTGATGGAGTAACGCAAAGCGGAAAAGAATACGCTGACAACGTTCGCAAGAACTACAGCGATATGCGTCTGTCCCTAAAGGAACTTACTATGGACAGTCGCGCTCGACTCCAAGAGCTACAACAGACTTCCGGTGGTGGGCAACTCAAGGCAAAGGACGGTCCGTTCAAAACCTTGGGTGACGATACTGACTACAATATGAACGCCCGGTTAGCGGAAGCGATCATAGCGGGACGCAACACCGAGGTAAAAAATATCTTTGATCTGGATAGTCAGTTCTTATCGAACAAGGCTGACGATCTAGGCGTTGAGGTACAGGACTTATCGCAGTCCATTGACAAGTATCTATACGCCAAACACGCATTGACCTTCAATAAGATTAAGAAGAAGGAGTACACCGGGGAAGGATCCCCCGCTGGCATAAGCGATGTCGAAGCAAAAGATATAATCAAAAACTTTGAAAAGTCCGGACTCGATAAGGAGCTTGCTTCCGTTGTGGATAGCAGAACGGATTTGTCGAAACAAATCCTGGATACCCTTGTTGACGGAGGACTGTACAGCAAAGAATATGCTGCCAAGCTGAGAAAGCGTTACCCCGATTACGTTCCATTGGATCGTATAATGGATGATGATACCGCGAACTTTGCTCCAGGAAAATATGACGCTGTTGGTTCTTCAAGATCCATCAATGATCTATCCGCAAATATCATCGGTAATTTATCCTCCGCTATTAGAGCGGCGGAACTCAACAAGGCTAATCAGTCCTTCCTTCGTTTAGTAGAAAGCAAGCCCAACGTTAAAGCGGCTAAGGACATTGTGTCCGTCTACAGACCAGAGGCTGTTAAGGCTGGCGCAAAATCTGGACAGCCAAAGCTACCGCCAAAAACTGACAGGGATTCAGTTGTAACTGTATACGACAAGGGTGTCCCAACGGCATTATCCTTCAAGGATCCGAACCTCGCGAGCGCGATGAAGGGGCAGAACAAGGCTATCCTGCCAACCTATATGAAGGCTGCTCTCTGGTATAACAGAACCCTCGGGGCTTTATATACCAGATACAATCCAGAGTTTATTATTCCCAATCTTTTCCGTGACCGTTCCGAGGCAATCGTCAGAACAGCGGACTCAATGGGCATCGGTCAAGCACTCAAGTTAACCAATCCGGTTACTGATGTAAGAACCATTCGCCGTGGAATCCTCAATAAAGGGAAGATCTCGGAAGATCCAAAGCTGGGCGAACTCGATGCGCTGTATCAGCAGTTCCTCAAGGACGGAGGTAGCACAGGAAGCTTGGGTGCTGCTACTCTGCGGGATCCAGAAGAGGCAATCAAGGCGTTACAAAAGAGCCTCCACCAAGGTAACCAGAAGGGGATTATCAAGAAAGGCTTTGATGCACTCGATAGAGTTAACTCCTACGTTGAGGACTCAACACGTTTCCAAGTATACCGCCGGGGTCTTGAAAGCGGAATGACTCGCAAGCAAGCAGCCTTAGCTGCTCGCGACAGTTCTTTCGATCCATTGGTTCGCGGAACGCAAGGTGAGGCAATCCGAGCCGCATATCTCTTCGCCAATCCTGCCATCCAGGGTGGTCGGAACTTTATCCGCAGTATGAGAAATCCACGCATCCTAAGTGGCGTTATGACTGCTATGATGGGAAGTACGCTGGCTCTGGATCTGTACAATCAAAGCATTGATCCGGACTGGAAGGAGAAACTCCGTGCGAAGGACGGAAGCACTTGGAAAACTGACAAGACCCTTACCTTTGTGACAAGCGGAGGTGAAGGGGAGGAACTGGAATACATCCAAGTACCTATCGGCTATTCGATCGCTCCGTTTAAAAAGGTTGCTGACTACGTACAACAACGAGTCATCCAGCAGGGACTAATGGGTCGTGACCCATCCCAGCGGGAGGCTGATATGTCCATCGGCGAGAAAGCGGCAGAACTAGGTAAGGCATTCATTGATGGATACAACCCTATGGGTGGATCCTTATGGCCCACGCCTATGCGTCCTTGGGTTGAGCTATCTCAAAACAAAGACGGTCTTGGTAGGGACATACGTCCTTCTTGGCTTGAGACAAAGAACATCAGCGAAACCGAAAAGACTTTCCCTTGGACTATGGATACTCGCGGTGGCGAGATGGCTATGTCCTTTGCTGAACAACTTAAAAATATGGGTATGGAGGTTTCTCCAGAAAATTTATTATACCTGTACCAAACTTGGG